GTTAGAAAGTGTAGAGGCAGCAATTAAAAAAATTGTATTTTCTATACTGTTCTCTTCTATCCACTCATTAATCTCATCAGGTAAATTAAAATCATTTACAATACAATTAGACCCTATGTTAAATACTTTAACTATGTTAGTAAATGGGAGAGCGTCGTGAGTGCAGTTCTCATTGGTTACCATTACTATAGGCTTATCTTTAATAATAGGGATTATCTCATTTAAAAACCTAGGATAGTTACCATTAATAAATAGATTTGAAAAGGTTAGATATTCTTCATCCTCTCCTGCTATGTTCTTTTGATAAATAAATACATCATCCTCTAAACATATGTCCGTATCTTCATTACACGATAATCCTTTGAAGTAATTATGTTTATGACTACTTAGACAAAGGTTCAACCTATCGGATATGTAAGAGTGCTTTTCTGGGTCAAAGTCTTTTCTTTCCTCTGTAGGATACACACCATGACCTTTTCTATCTCCGGTTACAAACCCTTGCTCCGATAAAATTAATCTTTCATTCTTCAGTATGAAAATCTCACCGTCTGAAAATCTAGAGAACGCGAAGTTCTCTTCTTCTTCAAACATCTTTTTGAACTTATCGAATTCAGTATCAAACGTCTTCATACAATCCGTCTATTATTTTTATTATTTTATCAGAAGCATGTCCATCCCCGTAAGGACACTTAGCTCCTTTAGGGATAGGATTATTAATCAACTCTTGAGCTCGTAGTATTAAATCTTCAGGCTTTCTACACATGGTAGAAAAACTTCCAACTCCTTCTATCCTTTCTGTATGTTGTCTACATACTAAACATCTCTTGCCTAGGAAAGCTGACTCCTCTTGTATACCTCCACTGTCCGATATTACAAACTTACACTTGCTCATACGTTCTATGAACTCATCATAAGGCATAGGGTCGACAACATCTACATGTTTAAGTAGGTGCTGATACTTAGATACGTTAGGGTTAGGGTGGATAGGTAACGTGAACTTTGTTTCAGGATTCATTTGAGCTACTGCGTCTAATGCCATAAACCATTGAGGTATACTTTCATGATTCTCCCTACGATGCAAAGTTACAAGGACTTCATCTCCGTACTCAGATTCTAACCCTACTAAATTATCACATACTGTATTACCTACTACTTGAGCTATTACTTTCTTCGACTTCACCCTATCTTTCAATACATTATTACAGTTATCGAAGGTAGGACATAGGTGAACGTCTGCAATGGTTGTTATTGTTTTTCTGTAAAACTCCTCAGGATATGGATGGTCTAAGTTAAAAGAGCGTAGACCTGCTTCTAAGTGGATAATCTTTATCCGTCTGTGATAAGCAGCCATGGCTATAGCGAATGCAGATGCAGTATCACCTTGAACCATAACATAATCAATACCATCGAACAATCCTTTAGAAGATGCTACCGCAGCAAAGGCTGCGTCTAGTCTATTTTCACATTCAGGAAATGTAAGCTTTTCATCATACCGCTCATTAACTAAGTCTTCATGCTGTCCCGTAAATAGAATCTTATGAGGAACCTTTAGCTTTTCTACTATAGGTTTAATCTTTATCCATTCAGGTCTAGTTCCGTAACTTAGCAATATCATTTACTGTCTCCCATCCGTTATTGATTCCATGTTTTATACATTCATCCCTTTGCTGATAAAATAAAGGGATAGACATTAAGCTTCCATTTGAGCTTGCTTTATCATCAGTTCCGTACTGCCACCCTCTTACTGAAGAGTGTAAGTGCGGTGTGTACTGAGAGTGAGGAGGTACGAATGTTTTTACACCTCCATATCGCTTGGCGCAATAGCTGAACTGAATATCCTCTCCATTGTCCCAAGTAAAAGGTTTTTCTATCCATAAGTACTTAAGCCATTCTCGTTCAAAGAACCAAGCGTGTCCTACTAAGTCTACCTCTTCAACGTTTTCGTTTGTAGGTTGTCCGTTCCATCCCACTCTTTCATGGTCAACGTAGCTCATAGAGTTTAGTTTAACTCCTGCACCTCCTAAGATACCTCTATAACCTCCTTCCATGCATCCCATGCAGTTTATAAACCATCCAGGAGCGGGAATGGTATCATCATCAAACATGGCGATATATTTTGTATCAGCTAATAAAGCTGCTGCAAACCTCCCATAATATTTCCAATTGTGGTCGTTTCTAAATACTTTATCTATATCATACTTACTAGCATCAAAGTCTTTGTTATCTTCATGTGCATTAATCCAAAGCCAAATCTCTTTTGGTTTAATGTTTTGATTTCTAATCGCTTTAATCTGCTCTTCAAGATATTCTTCTCGACGGTATAGATTAAGTATTACTGTTATATCTCTAGTAGGTTCTTCCATTGTAATAATATTTCTTGAGGTTCTAAGTATTCTGCTCCTGATTCAGCAGAATCTAATCCGTGATAATGTGTCCCTGTAGCTGCGCACTCAGCTTTAATTAAATTAAAAGTTTCACTTAAAGAGCTGTGATATACATCTGTAATACTGTCATACATCTCCTGAGTGTCGGGGTTGTAACCCTTTATGATAGCTTGTCCATAACCAACGAAACTTTCAACATGCTCTTTAAAGTAATCTTGGTCTGTAACCATTCCATATAGTAAAACTTTTTTAAACCCATCGTCTAATGCTCTTTGAATAGATACGTGAGTATTTTTATTTCTATCTATACTTCCGATAACTGCTGCTTTCTTTCCCGGATGTTTTTCTGTCATAGTTAAGTCTGTAATAATATTAGGTATTACCTTTCCAGGAACCCCTTGCCAAAACATCTGAGAGTTAGATACATAAACTACATCATCCCAAAAAGGTTTAACGTCTTTTACTTTGTATACCTCCTTCTCATGACATGCTAATATAACTTTCTTTGACGCTTCAGGTCTTTGAGGGAATTTTAAAAAATGTATAAGCAGTATCTCACCTTCTTGATTTACTTGAGCTTCTGCTATATGACCTGACTTACATTTATCTAAATGATAATCATGAGGTCCGTAGAAAGTACAATCCATACCATTAGCATTCATGTAGTTACATAAATTTATAAAAGAGGTTGTAGAACCTCCTGGATTTGACCAACCTGATATAATTTTAATTTTCGTCATGTTTAAAAGTTTCGCGATATAAATCTAATCTATATTGAACAACGTTATTAATGTTGAACCTTTCATCAGTTATCTGTTTTAGGTTTCTACCCATTTCTCTAGCATGTTTAGGGTCTTTTATTATTTTAGAAATAGCTCTTACCCAATCTGATATTTTATTTTCCCTAGATATTAAATAACCTGTATATCCGTTTTCTATTACCTCATCATAACAACCGCAGTCTGTAGCAACTAAGGGTATACCATACCTCCCTGCTTCCATTAGTTTAATCTCTGATTTAGAATCATTAAACTCATTCCATTCAAGAGGTGCTATTGCTACATCCATATCTTTATAAAATGCTCCGTACCTATCTGAAGGCATTGCATTAAATACAGCCCAATTTTTATGCCTAGAAGCTCCTGTAAGTATCCTTTGATATTCATCCCATACACTTTGCTGCCAATCATTAGGGTCTGTATCTTCCGTAACCGGAGGTCTTCCAAAGAAACTCCAACGTATTTTCTCAGGTCCTACTTTAGCATTTAAGGTAAGTCCTAAACCTGGAATTTGTTTTACATCTTGCTCGTGGTGTATACCTCCAACCCATCCAATATTGCACGGTTGTTTTTGTTTGGTTCTATATTGTCTAGGTAGATTCCAACAAGGTAAATCATAATCAATAGCATTCTTTACTACAGCTAGAGTTCCTTTTACAAAAGGTGCAATGCGATGAGCAAACTTAGTCTGAGTAACAGTTACTAAATCTGCATTATGATAGAGAACTTTGGTCAGTTCATCTAACTTTCTCTCTCTATACACATCATAAAGTCTATGACCTTTATAAAGATTAGTTAATAAATCATCAGTATCGTAATGAATAAAACAACCCTCATCTTTAGCTATCTGATACAGTCTAATCATAAACTGAGGACCAAAGTTAGAGATGTTTTGAGTCATTACTATGTCAGCCCATTTTAAATCTTCAAACTCATCTCCTGTTTCTTTGTTTGTAGATGTATCCCAATTCAAAGGGTTTTGATTGAATCTAATATCTACATCATCAGGACAGTGCTGTTGTAGTTTAGCCATAGGCATTAACGCACGATAGTAACTACAACCTCCTTCGTTTGCAGCCACTACTAATATTTTTAATTTATCTTTCATATTATAAAAAAGAGACACCCATTTAAGGGTGCCTCCCCACAATAAGTGTTACTAATTGAGCCCCTTCAAGTGTGTAAGGTAATCATCCCCATCGTCACTAGACTCTGTCACTACGTCTGCAGCTGCTTTAGTCTGTTGTACAATGTCTTCTCCTGTGATTTGCATACACAATTCTTTAAGCTCCTCGTAAGATGCTACCTTTACCAAGCCTTGAATGTCATGAAGTTCATCCATCCATCTCGCTATCTCGGCATCCGAGCCTGCAGGAGACTTGGTAGGCTTCGGAGATGACTTGTCATAGTTCGGCCATTCCCCTGATTTATCTTTTACGATTTTGAAATCATTACCAGTTTTAAGGTCGGTAATGTCACCATAATCTTCATCAAAAAAGCAATCTAGAATTTTACTAAATAGCTTAATCCCTACTGATAGGATTTTAACATCTCCTGTCTCACGTTCAACTGCATTTAGATAAAAGCGTTTACGTGCTTTAATCTGACGTGCAATAGCCATGTTACCTTCATCCTTAGTGTTCCAAAGTTTGAAACTTAAATCACACATAGGACATTCCTTGCCTTGAACTTTTGGACAGTGATAATTCTTATCATTTATCTTTTTTATATTGTCTAATAAATCAGAGTTCTTTACCATTATGTGACGAGGGCCATGGTCTATCTGATGAAGTGTAGTCTTACCGTCTTCTATGATTGCATAATAATTATCTTTACCTGACTCACCAAAGTTTGTAGTGTAGGGAGTGCCAAGAATTAAGACTGATTTCT